CCTTTCTTTAGAATTAATGATGTAATCTTAACTTCAGGTACAACCAATGTAGGATTAATTACAATTCAAAACACAGGCAAAACTGTAAACTATGCAGGTATCAGAGCAGGTGATGGTAGAAATCAGGCGAGTATCTATACAGTACCAGCAGACAAAGAGTTTTATCTATATCGTATTGACGCATTTTCAAATGATAGTACAGCTGCCAAACCAGGTCTTTTTAGAAACTTTAGTCAAAATTCTAATGGTCAACAATACAATGTGGCAAGAACAACATTTTTTAATCAAATGAATATTCAAAGAAGAATACCATTTAAGTATAATGAAAAAACAGATATTCAATTTCAACTACAAACTGCTTCAGGAACATACGAAATGAATGTGTTTGGTGAAGGTATTTTAGTAGATGTTCCAAGAACTATGCAGGTATAATAGATGAACATTATTTTAATAGGCGGTCCAGGCTCAGGTAAATCAACTTACGCTGAATTTATAACAAAAGAGTTTGGTATAGATCATATCTATCCTGGTGAACTATTAAGAAAAGAAAAAGAAAAGGGTGGCGAGATAGCAAAACGATTATCTAATTTAGGTAAAGGTGGTTTCGCTCCAAATGATATAGTTTTAAAACTTGTCAAAGATGCTGTAGAAAAGGCAGAAAACGGATTTGTATTTGATGGCTTTCCAAGATATATGCAACAAGTAAAAGATTTAGAAAAAGAAGGAATTAAAATAGATAAAGTGGTTTATTTAAATGTAAGTGAACAAGAAGTAATTAAACGTTTAACTAAAAGAGGACGAGCAGATGATAAACCAGAGATTATTAAAAATAGAATTGCATTGTATAAAAAAGAAACAGGTCCTGTTGTAGAGTATTATAGAAACAAACCTGGTTTCATAGAAGTCAAAGCAGAAGGTGGTGAACCAAAAGATATTGCGAAGAAAATAATAAATAGATTAAAGGGTAAAACTTTGAATGAGTTTAGACAATATTTAAATGAAGGTGTTTATGACCCTGGTATATTTAAAGCTTTCTTTTTAGCGGGTGGTCCTGGTTCTGGTAAAACATTTGTAACACAAACAGCATTTGCTGGTACAGGTTTAAAAGTGGTAAATTCAGATCAAGCATTTGAAAGTGGTTTAAAGAAATCAAACCTATCTCTTAAAATGCCAGACGAAGAAGAATACTTTAGAAATATTATTAGACAAAGAGCTAAAACAACTACTAGTAATAGATTAGATCAATATATACAAGGAAGATTGGGACTAGTAATTGATGCTACAGGAAGAGATTTGCCACTTGTACAAAGACAAGTAAGTATGTTAAGAAATATTGGTTATGATTGCTATATGGTATTTGTAAATACAAGTTTAGATGTTGCTTTAGAAAGAAATAGAAATAGACCAAGACAAGTACCCGAATATATTGTACAGAATAGTTGGGACGGAGTACAAAAAAATATTGGTGCGTTTCAAAGAGTATTCAGTCCTAACAAAATGTTAGTTGTGGATAATAATAGAAGTGAGAAAGAATTAGTAACTATGGTATTAAATCAAGCTTCTAAATTTATTAGAAGTAGATTAAGAACTAAACCAGAAAATGGTATCGCCATGAGCTGGATAAAGAAAGAATTAGAGTTAAAAAGAAGATGAGATTTAAAGATTTTATAATAGAAAGTATCATTGATATACCACGAAGAACATATGCGCCAGCTGTGTTTGATGATGCTGATACTAAAGATCCAAAAATTAAACCAAGTGTTAAAAAACTTATTGATGAACAAATCAAAGAGTTTGAAAAAGAATATCCAGTTTTAAAAGTATCATTAATAGGTTCTATACTTACAAAGAGATATAGAAACGATGCTGATTTAGATTTAAATGTATTATTTGATGTGCCAAAAGAAAAACAAGAACAAGAAAGAGTTGATCTTTCTCTTAAATATTTGTCAGCAAAAAATCCAAATAACATACAAGGTAAATTAATACCCGGAACTAAACACCCAATTAATTTTTACTTCATTACTGATCAGAAAACTTATGACGATCAAAATAAGAAAGCAGATGCTGTGTTTGATATAGAAAAAAATAAGTTTATCAAACGACCAGATGATTTTGTTTTTGATCCTGATTTATATGTAAAAGACTTTGAAAGAAAAGTACAGGAGTTAGATGTTGTTAAAGGTGAACTTAAAAGAGATATAATAGATTACAATGAATTAAAAGATTTACAACCAAATGATATTTTAAATCTACAAGAAAAGATTAAAGATAAGTTAGAAGAAATAGAAGATAGTTTAGAAGACATAGTAAAAATTGGTGATGGCGTTGATGATGAAAGACGAGCAGCATTTAATAAAGATATGTCGCCAGATGAAATTAGAACTTATGGTGTCAAAAATAGATTACCTAAAAATGTTATCTATAAGATGTTAGAAAAATATCACTATCTAAAATTCTATAAGAAATGTAAAAAGATTTTAGAAGATGGTATTGTAACAGATAAAGAAGTACAAGATTTAGAAATACATGAAGCAAAAGGTAAATCAGTTGCATTTACATTTGGTCGATTTAATCCACCAACAATTGGACACGAAAAACTTATTAACAAAGTTAAATCATTACCAACAAATGATTATAAAATTTATTTAAGTAGATCGCAAGATAGTAAAAAGAATCCATTAAGTCCAAGAGATAAATTAAATGTTATGAAAGATATGTTTCCTACACATGCTAGAAACATAGAACTAAATCCAACTAATATGGTTTTAGACTTAGCAACTAATTTATACAAAAAAGGTTACTCAGATGTAACTATGGTAGTTGGTAGCGATAGAGTAAGAGAGTTTGAAGGTATACTAAAAAAATACAATGATGTTAAATCACGTCATGGGTACTATAACTTTGATAGTATTAAAGTTGTATCTGCTGGGGAAAGAGATCCAGATGCTGAAGGCGCTACTGGAATGTCAGCAAGTAAGATGAGAGCGGCAGCTGAAAAAGGTGATGAGAAATCTTTTTCAAAAGGGGTTCCATCTGGTTACAGAAAAGTACCACAATTAATAAAGATGGTTAGAAAAGGAATGAACTTAGCTGCTTCATATGGTGGTATGATACACTCGGCACCAGAGAAACCAATAGTATCATTAAAAGAGTTTGAACAAAACCAAATAAGAGATTTGTATGTTAGAGAAATGATCTTTAACATCAACGACAAGGTAGATTATGTCAAAGAAGACATACAAGGAACAGTAAAAAGACGAGGTACAAATTATATTGTACTAGAAGATAATAATAACAATTTACACAAAGCATGGATATGGGACTGTATTCCGATCGCAGCAGACAGAGAAGTCGAAGTACGAGAATACAACCTTGATGTAGATTATGGATTTAAGGCGGTATCAAATATCGAAGAAGATAAAACTCCACAAGATAAAACAGTGAGTAAAAAACCTGGAACTCAACCTAAAAAATATTACAAAGATTTATCAAAGGGTGAGAAAGAAAAGAGAGCTGATTTCTTTAAAAAACAAAAGTACAAGAAAAGTGATGATGAAGATGATTATAAACCAGCGCCAGGAGACAAAGATGCCAAGACTAAACCATCTAAACACACACAAAAATATAAGAAGATGTTTGGTGAGTTAAGAAAAGATTTACAAGATGCTTGTTGGAAAGGATATAAACAAGTAGGTATGAAAGATAAAAATGGAAAAAAGGTCCCTAATTGTGTGCCAGAAGCATACGATATAGGACATGATTATGCGAAACACGCAGTATCATTAACACCAGGACAAGATGGGTATGACCCTAATTATCAAGGTGGAAGTTATGTACCAAGTAATACTAAAGAAAACAATAAAAAAGTGGTAACAAGACCAGAAACTACTGATATAGAAGTTAAGAAAAAAGATATAGAAGAATGGGCAATCTCGGATTCCACAATGGATAAATATAGAGAAAGATACAAAGATGACTGGCGTTCTAAATTAGACGAAGTTGTGAAAAGAATGATGGAAAAACTATAATGAAAACTTTTAAAGAGTACGAAAAACTTGATGAATCATGTGAAGAATGTATCTTTGAACACGAAGCTGAAGGTATTTACGAAGCAGAATATCAAGGTAAAAAAGTAAAATTAAACGACCCGATAAGAGGTGGTAGTAAAAAGTTTTATGTATATGTAAAAGACGGTGATAAGGTAAAGAAAGTATCATTTGGTGATACAACTGGATTAAGTATTAAGAGAGATGACCCAGCTCGAAGAAAATCTTTTAGAGCAAGACACAATTGTGATAATCCAGGACCAAAAACTAAGGCCAGATATTGGTCGTGTTATCAATGGAGAGCGGGAGCAAAGGTAAATAACTAATGACTAAAAAAACATTAAAAGAATTAAGATTAGACTTACAAGAAGCGGAAGCTAGTAAAACTAATTTACAATATATTAGAGCGAAGACAGCTAGAAACGACCACTTTGAAACTAGAAGATATATCGCTGCTGAAATTTTAAGAGATAAAAAATTAGCAGATGCTTACAAAGCATTAGAAATAATACACAATACTTATGGTTCTATTATCGGTAATGACGCTATTACAATTAGACAAAGATTAGAAAAAACATTAATGAATGGCTTGAAAAGTAAAATTAAAAATTGGGACGCAATTTATTCTGCGTTATAGGAGAGAAAATGAGTAGATATAGACAAACAATGAGAGAGGCTTTAGAACAAGTCTATAAAATAAAAGAACAAGACGAAAAAGACCACGAAGTGTCTATGGCGAGAGGCGAGTTAGAAGCCATCGCAGATAAAGCAACTCAACTATCAGCAGCACTACAAGGTAAATCAGATGAAGGTAATCCCTTAGAGGCTTGGGTACAATCTAAAATTACAAAAGCTAAAGACTATATCAATTCAGTTTCAGATTATATGATGTATAAACCTGAAGAAGTTGAAGAAGCAACTTACGGTTGGACATTAGTTTCAAAAGCAAAAGACCTTGCTAAAAAGTTTGCAAACAATATTACAAAAGCTGTAGATGAAATAGAAAAACTAGAAAAAGGTTTATCTAAAAATCCTACAGTAGATGCAGAGTTAAGAAAGTACAATGAAAATTTAGAAGAAAAATACACAGTAGTCATTACTAAAAAAGATGGTACTACTATGGAATTAGGAAAATATAATACTTCAGCAGAGGCTCAAAGATATGTTGACCAATACGGAAAAGGTGCTAAAGTAAAAAAAGAAGAAGTTGAATTAGATGAAATAGATGAAAAGATTAGCGATATATTTAAAGCAAATAAAGAAGGCGAAAGTATAGATGATATTGCGAAAAGATTAAAACTATCTACTTCAATGGTTAAAAAATTAATTGGTGAAGACTTAAACGAACAAGATGAACAAGAAACGGATCCTGATAAGATTGCTTTAGCAAAAGAAAAAGATACAGATGTATTAGAGAAACAATTAAAAGCGGCTCAAGGTCAAATTAATGTTTTAAAACAGAAGATAGAAAACGAAAAGAATAAAGCAGTTAAACCATTACCTAATCCTGAAACCGGCGAAGTACCTTTAACAATTGGTATTGCTCATAAAGTTTTAAGAGATATGAAAGATAAAGAAGCTGAAGAAAAGAAACAAAAAGAAAACAGCGATAAGTTACAACAACTTAATGTTGAAGAAACAAGATTAGAAGCATTTACTAGAAAATTTTTGTCAAATTTAGACGAATCTGCTGCTTCAGAAAAAGCAAAAGCTATGGGATTAAGACATATGAGTTTTGGTCGTTATGGTAAAGGTGGTAAAGTAACTCATAGATCAGTAGGTGGTACTTTACAAAAAGTAGGTAAAGGTGACACTGGTACTTCAGATAAACCAAAAAGTTCTTCAAAAGAAACTTCAAAAAGTTCTTCAAAAGAAAAAAGCACATCTAAATCTTTTGGTAAAGGTGACACTGGTACTTCAGATAAACCAAAAAGTTCTTCAAAAGATACATCAAAAAGTTCTTCAAAAGAAAATAGTTTAGAAAATTATAAAAAATCAAATGCATACGAAATGTTAGCAGGAAGAGCAGCTATTTTAGATGCAGATAACATAACTCAAACTGATTTTGGATTAGAAAAAGATTTTGATAGATTAAGAAGCACTTTAAAAGGATATGGTGATAACGAAACTATATTACTTATGGATAAATTTAAAGATGCAATCGAAGAAGATGACAGTGAATCATATCCAGAATTAAAACAAGATTTAAGATATGCATTAGAAACTGGTGATGCAAAAAATAATCCTGTTTATGACCAATTAAAAAAAGTTGATGATGCTACTAAAATTTTTGGTCAACAAAAATATTCATCAGGAGATGTAAAATCATATTTAAAAGACACATCTGTAATGATTAATCAACTTGATAAATTGTTTAAAATGAGTATTACAGAACCTATGACACAACAAGACACTGTTCGTCAGGTAAGAAATGATGCCGTACAACGTTTTGCACAGGCATCGGAAAAAATGATTGATGGGTTAAGAAGTGTTGCTAAAGGTGTTAAAAGTATAGATCAAGTTAAAATATTAGCAAATTTAGAAAATGAATTAAAAGACTTACAACCAGAAGAAGGAATACATCAAAATTATGCATTACCAAAAAGAGTTAAAGATGGTATTTTCTTAATAAAAGATTATATGAGAATGTATAAAAGAGTAGAAAGTGGTTCTCCAGATGAATCTGATAGAAGACAATTGAGAGATCCATTATTTGGTACAGTTGTTACTCCTGGGGTAAAGAAAAAAAATATAAAAATTACTAAAGATTATTTTAAAGAAGAAAACTTACAAGAGTTATCAAAAGCAGAAAAAGAAAAAAGACTACAAAGAGCAAAAGATATGATTAAGTATTATGACGCTCAAAAGAAAGCTGCTCTAAAAGGACCTAATAAAGCTCTTGCTAAAAAGATGTTAAAGAATGAAACAGAATTAGAAGAAATGAAAAAAGATGACGCTTACGCTATCGGTATGGCACAGGCTAAAAAATCTATGAATGATGAACCACCTTTAGATAAAAAGACTATTACTAAAGGACATGAAATTGCTAAAAAGATTTTAAACAAAGAAGAAGTAGCAATAGTTTATACTGACAAAAAAACAAGACAAGTAGTGTCTAAAAAATTTAAAAACGATGCGGAAGCTCGTAAATGGATTAAACAATTTGATGGAGCAGCTGGACAGATTAATTTTAAGCCTTCCAGTATGTTAAAAAATGATGTTAATGAAGTATCTGATAAACTTAAATTAAAAGTATTACAGAAAAAGATTAAACAATATAAAGATAAAGTTTTTAAAAAAACTATGTCAACTGTTAAATCACCACTATTTGCTGGAGT